CTGCACGGATAGGTGTTGAAGCGCCTTGTTCAGCCCTTCAGTCTGAACGCCAGACATGTTTGCTGCGAAGTCCAGCGCTTGCAGCTCTTCGGCGGCAATGCCTGTTTTCTGTGCGGCGTGCTCGATCTCTTCGCCATACTCGCCAGCTTTCTCGCCCATCTCCATCAGCTTCTCGCCGATGAAACCAATAGCCGCCGCTTCCGCTAGTATGGTGAATGCCTTGCCGATACCGGCAATTGCACCATTTACGCCTTCAGCTTTTTCAATGATGGAATGGAAGAATCCCTCGGATTCCTCATGAGCGTGATGGGTTGCCTGTCCTATTTGGTGAATAGACGCTTGTATTTTGACGCTGCTGGCCTCGAAAGTCGCCGCCATCGCAGCAACTGCTTCTTGCATCTGCGCTGCGCCAGCTTCGGTCGCGGCAGATGCTTCCGCCATACCAGCATCAACGCCCGTGGCGTCCGCAGCAATCCTGATGTCTATTTCGTTATCTGCTGCCACGGGTTTTCTCCGAACTTGCTAAGGTCGACGCGTTTCATTCCATCGGCGATAAGCGCGCCATCTTCTGTTACAGGTGCAGATTCAGTAGATGCCAGGAATCCCATGCTTTCCATGAAAGCACGTGTCTCTGCTTCCGTCTCAGGCGGCTTTTCGTCATCCTTTGGCTTCGCGTTACGCGGCTTATAGCCAAGATAAGATGCGACCAGTTGATGTACTGGCGGCCACTTGTTCCACTGCTTGTTGAGTGCCGCGAGCCTGATTAGATCAACGTTATTGGCAACGTAGTCCCACGTCCATCCTGTATTGGCGCATACGTCGGCGATAACGTCATTCCATTCTATTGGCTCGCGCTGGCTTCCCCCGAAGGCTGACCCTCAGTCTTGGTGAACTTGTTCGCCAACATAAATGCATCTAGCACTTCTTTGTAGTTGGCGAAATCGATGTTATCGCCCACGAATTCAGGCGTGATGTCAGGATGATTGCGACGCAGTCCAGCGTGAATAACGGTAATCAGCGCCTTAGTATAGTCGGCCCAATTGCCGTCTTTGACGCCTTGCATGACGATGCCAGCCACATCCATGCAGCCAAGAGGAGTAGGAGCCAATGTTAATTCGCGGCCACCAAGTCGAAGAGTTGCGCCAGGAATTGTCACCGGAATATCTCCAAAGTTCATTGTGAATCTCCAAGGATTGAGGGGAGCATTTAGCTCCCCTGATTCGTTACTCGCTGAATGCCCAGTATAGCGCAGTCGAGCCGGATGGATCGGCGAATCCATCTACGTCGAATTCAGGAATCGTGAAGTCATCCTGCTTCGATGCCAGCGTCAATTTCGTCGCGAGCGCTTGCGGGAAAGTCAGCACGCAATTCTTGCCTGCATACGTCGAAAAAAAGTCTGCTTTGAAGAATGGCGCTTGTCCCATCAGCACGTTTGCCACGGTGCTTTTCGTCGCCGTCGTGCTGGTGGCGGTGTACTGGTAGTCGATATACACCGTCTTGCCAGTATCGGCAGCGGCGAAGGTGTAGACGCCAGCAGAAAGGCTGTATTGACCCGTCGAAGGCGCAGATGCTACTCGCGTCATTGGGACGCCCTGATTCGCGAAGCCAGCACCAGTGCGCACGCCAAGGTCATAGCTGTATACGCCAGAGGCTGGCGGCGCAGGCGTGATGGCGTAGGGGCTGGCCGGAATGACGGAACCGGTCGAGTCGACGTAATCAGCAACGATACCGTTCGTCACAGTTTGGCCGAAGAACAGATTGTTGACCGACGCGCCATTAAGCTGCGCGAACTTAGACTTTAAGGAAATCTTGCCCTTGCCGCGACCGACTGCAACCGGGAATTGCGACTGCCCGTACAGCATTTTGGTGTCGAACGACAGGTCAATGCTGACATCCTGAAGAATGCCAAGTTTGATAGGCGTCGGATTTGCGATGGAATTGCCATATGCATCCTGAAGAGGCGTGCCGTAAAACACACCGGAGCCGAAATTGAATTGCATGATTGTTACTCCTTTACGACACTAAAATGTTCACCGGAATGACGGCTACAGCGTCTTCTCCCAGCGTCCCTTCATCAATGACCCATTCGCCCTCAGTCCATACGTGCGAGGCCAATCCGCCTAGCGTGATGGTGTTTTCGCCTGGACCTTGCAATGGCGTTAGCGCGGCATCAATCGCGTCAAGAATCGGGTTAATCAGCGGCCCGACTTCCTTGTCATCCGAATTGATGTACAGCCACAACTCGCCTTGCAGCGTCACAAGCGGCGGCAATCCGCGCTTGCCGGCCTGTTGCCGCGCTTCGCCTTTTTGACGCAAGTACAGCGCAGGCCGCTTTTCGTTCGGCGTATCTGCCCAATGCTGCAATCGCCTCGTCACCGTTACGATGCCGGGGATCGTTTGCAAATAGGCATAGAACGCCAACCATACTGTTTCGCGCGCCACATACATCAGGCAGATTCCTTAATTGTTGCCGTGATTGCGCGTCGAATGTTGCTCAAAATCTTGTCGCGGTTCTCTTCAAGCGACGGGCGCAGGAATGGGCGTGCTGCATAGGTCGTCGTTTTGGCCGGATGTTTGCTGTCGTAATACGCTTGCATACGCGCCGTAATCGTTCGTGGCTGTCCGCCACGTGATCCTTGCTTGCTACCCAATCCACCGCGACTGCCAGTTCCTTGCGCACGTGAAAAACCTAATTCCCACAGCCGACCGTAAAACACATTCGTCCCTACTATGCCGACCGTTTTTGCGCCGTCTTTGTCGATGCGGTATGTGATAGAACGCCAAAGTCGGCCAGACTTCACGCCAAGCACTTGGCCTCGCAACTTCTGCGTCACCACATAACGCATCAAGTTGATTGACTCTTTCTCAACTTGAACCGCAATTCGATCTTGCAATTTGCCGCGCAACATTTGCATGCGCGCCTTAAGCGCCTCTACTTGGCTTGCATTGATTTCCGCGACAATCATGCGAACACCTCCGGCACGACATTGCGGTAGGCATCTAGAATCGCCATCGCTGCCGCAGGAATGCCCTTGCTTTGTGCCGACGTACCGCTGCCAGCGTCATAGGTAATCGACTCACCGGCCAATGATTTGCTGCCAATCCCGAGGCGAGCGCGCTCATTGATGCGCGTCCATATGTACATGCAAATCGCCATCTTCAAATCTTGCGGCCATGGGGCCAAATCAGCGCCGCCTTGACCGCTGGCATCGCCATAGCCGCCCGTGTAATTCAGCACGACATTCTGCACACCTTGCGTGAACTGGTAGCCGTATAAGGAAATCCGCCGCGAGCCTACACTAAACAGAAAACCATTCGTTGGCGTGGCATTTCCACCTACCGGAACGCCATTCAGGTTCCAATTGCCAGCAGCGATGTTGGTGCCATTGATGAAGACGGACGAGACTGCCGTAATCGGATAGCCAACCGCCGTAATGGTCTGTTTATTGTTGCCGTCGCGAATTTCCTGATACGCCTGGCTGGCGAAGTTACGGCTGCAATAGCTGTTCATCGCCGCCAAGCATTCAGGAATCAATGCAGTAATCAGCGCATCGTAAGTCGTGTCTGTGTTTGCGATGCCCTTGTAGAGCTTCACATCAGAAAGAGTTACGAGCGCCGTTGTCATTACGCACCACTCACAGCAGGCGTTGCCGCCGCAACAGGCGCAGCCGTATCGACCGGCGCGTCCGAAGGATCGGCATAGTCGAAACCTTGCGCGATCAGATCAGGTACGTGACGATCAGGCACGGACAGCTTGCCGCGCTTTACGAAATATTCACTGCCACCTACCGACACCGATGAGGTATCGGCAGGGGCTTTCAGTGTGATGTCCATTGAAAGCCCCTTGTCTATCAACCAGCCGCGATATTCGTTATAACGGCCATGGAGAACGGTGCGTAATTCTGCAACACACCATCCATGTACACGCCATACTCATAACGACGGCTGCGAAGCGGCCATTCGATCTGGTAGTAGTCGCGGCGCAAGCGCATCTGGATGACATTGGAAACGTTGCTCATCGGATACGGCAGCTTATGCGTCACGATAAGGATCGTGCCTGCTGGCATGTTCGGGTGAATCTTGATGGGAATCGACATTGCGCCACCCATGCTGTAGCGATTCAGGTACTCACGCACCATCACGCCACCTGCCAGCATGGCTTGCTCAGTGTTAAACACGAAGCGCTGCGCGCCAGTAGAGCCGGTCGTCAGAATCTTCTGGCTGATGTTCAACGCTTGCTGCGAGTTCACCCAGATTTCATCCGGCGACAGACGCCAGTTGTCCCACAGCGATTTCAACGCCGCGTCAATTTCGTTGATGCCGCCCGAGCCATCAGCAGTCAACGGTGTCCCCGTACCGGCCGTACCCGTCGGCATCACCTTGATATAGGCGTTGCTGCCTGGCTTGAACGCTTGCGTCAGCAAGCCGTCGAACACAAGCGAGTTCTGGCTGTAGTCCGTCGTGCCGAGCGACGCAGCAGTCTGCGTACCGGCTGCGGCTGCCGTGATGACGATAGAGTTGATGGACGTGATAGCGCCCAACACTTCCGAGCCAGCGGACGGACCCCAAAACCATGCATAGCCGACTGCGCCATTCTGTGCGGTGACAGTGGCGGCGATAGACGACGTGGTGCCGGTCGTAGTTACGGTAGCATTGGCAGACTGCTTAGCAGCGCCGCCGCCGAACGTATCGGTCGAACCGTCCGTGTTGGTGCGGCTGATTTGCGCCTGGATGCCGCCAGTGACGGAGCCATTAATAAAGCCATCCATCGACAGGCCGACGCAAATTACCGACCACGTGTTTGCTGCCAGCGTACCGCCAGTGGTAGAACCGACCAGCGCGGGCGTTGCGGTTTGACCGAAGGCGACGGAATTGTTGCCGCCCAGGATCGTGTATTCCTCTTGCAGCATCAGCGATTCTAGGCCAGACGTCACAGCGCGGGCCTTGACATCGTCAAAGCCTTCCGCCGCGAAATCGGCTTCGAAGTCAGCCGCCGTTTCCAGGCCGAGACCGGCGTAAGCGGCGATGTAGTTGCTGACCGTCACGGGAACCATTGCTCCACGGTTGCCGCCAGACACGCCAGCGCGAACGCCGGTCGGGTTGATGGCGGTAATCGCGCGCCAGTTCGCCTGAATGCCGCCCTTGCCGCTGACACGGGGAATCGTGTTACGCAGCGGGGTAAGCACCGGATACAGCTTCTTGGCTGGCGCTTCAAGGTCATACGCGGTCAGGCCTTGAACGGCATTGCTCGACTGCGTAAACGTCGAAGTCTTGCTGATGTCGTTTTGCTGCGCGGCCTTGATCAGTTCAAGGGTTTCGTTTGTTACGTTGCTGCCCATTTTCGTTTCTCCACTCTATGGACTGCGGCGACACGCCCGTCCGTTGTAAAGGCGTCCGCTCAGCCGAAATGACCGCTGATACGGGAGCCGCCGCCTGCAAAAACCTTTTTCATTTCGGTGGCCGCATCGTCAATGCCTTTGCCATCAGCCGTCTTGACTGGCGCGACTTCTGCCGGCTCACCGATTGGATTGATTTCTTCGCCCTTGCCGATGGCGCGCAGCGGGCCGCGTGGACCCGGCGCAGGCATCGCATCGAACTTCTTTTGAAGCGTTTCGAGCGACTTCTTCAGTTCAGCGTTGTCCGCTTCCAATTTGTTGTACGACTTGCGCAGCGTGCCGAGCTGGCCGGATACCTTTTCGATAGAGCCATGGTCGTGCTTGTGGCTATGCGACTTCTGCGGCTTGTCTTCGTCGTCGTCCGACTTGGCGTCATCGTCATCCTCATCTTCGGATGGCTTATCATCCTCGTCTTCATCGCCAGGACAATTCGCGCCCATATCCACCAACAGATCATGCGCCTGATCTAGTCGGTCTTGATCGTCTGCGCTGTTGCGTGCGCCATACTTGACGATATCAAGCATCGCTGCGCGCTTTTTCAAATCACCAGCAAAAGCTGAACATTCGACCAGAATGTTTAGTTCATCCAGATTGGTGGCAACCGCTGCGGAGCCGCCTTTCCCATCCTTCATGCCAGCAATAAGCTCACCAACTTCTTCTTGTGCCATCTCAATGAGGATGTCACCCATTTGACGCGCAAGATCGGCTAGCTTTTGTGGCAAATCGCTATCGTCACCCTCATAAGCGCATTCCGAGACGCATTCAGCCTGTACCCATCCAAGCCAATTCAGCATGTCAGCCAAATCGGCAACGCTATAAAGAGCCTTTTTTATTGCGCCATCGCGTTTGGCGATGCCTTGATCGGCCAGCAGGCGGAAAGCCTTGCGGATAGTCCCAGCGCGCTCGGACTTTTCGGACTCGTCATCCTCTTGCTCAGAGGGCGGCCCATCCTTGTCGATCTTCTTCTTCCACGCAGCGACGATATTCGCCTTGATAGCGTCTACCTCGGCGGTCGTGTAGTCCTTCTGATTCTTCGGCATATTGATATACGACCAAGCGGCGCGGATGTGCTTTTCCGTATCAATGGGGTATTTATCATTCTTCTTGTCGGCGTATTCCACATCGCCGTATTCGCCGTCCTTGTCGTCGTCTTTCTTGTCGTCCTTTTTGTCATCTTCATCATCGGCCTTCTTGGCCTTCTCGATG